AGCGTCGAATTTGCTTTGATGACTAGCAAGAGTAGGAGAAAGTCGAAGAACACCACGTTCAAAAGTATCGATGTCAACCTTGAACAGATTGACCAGTTCATCTTTAGACCAGACACGATTGTCTTCCTCTTTTAGTTGATAATCAGACCTGATAAGCCCTGTGTAACCCTCTTTACGCACATTTGGCAAGGCTAATTGGTCTGCATACATAGCGTGACCCCACCCGACAGTCCAAATGGCAGCAGAACACCGATAAGGCTTGCTTCTGTAGCCTTCAAAGAAGTGCATCAAGTCCTCACCAGCTTTGCTGACTTTCATTTCTTAGCCCATGAACGTGAGCCAAACCAAAACCCGATAATTCCTCCAAGCATTGCCATTTCATCGCTAGAGAAAATAACGTCAGTAATTCGGATTAAATCATCCATGTTGTTGACTAAACTAGGTCTGCTGTAAACGTAGTAGGCAATCCATGCGTTAATTGCACATAATTCAAAGATAAAGATGTAAGTCACGATAGGTCTTACAGTACCTACAAAGTTAACCACCCAAGTGCTTGCTTTCTCCATGATTTTCTCATCATGCTTTAGAGCAGCTTCTGTCATCTGAGCATCAGTTTGCATGGCAATCTGGTCTGTGCGAATTTCCTCCATGCGCTCTTGAGCCTTAAACCCTTGAGCCATCATCTGCAATTGAAGTTCTACTTGAACCCTAGCCAAAGCTAACTCATGCCTTTGGTCATCTTTGTTCTGGAAAAAGTCTAGTAGTTTTGGTAAGCCAGAAATTAGCAAACCACCAAGTGTAGAAAATAGAGATAGCATTACAGTCCAATCTTTCCAAGTAGGAGATTAACAATTTTGTCCGACAAATTGTCAGGCAAAAACTTCAGAAACCCAAGGGCGTACAAAGCCACACATCCGTAAACGAATATCTTTAGGCATAGGTCAAAAGTCTTTTGATACTCATTCATCTGCCACATCTACGAGTAGTTGCACAGAATTCCATCAACTCATTCACGCCAACAAAGACTAAAAACAATACAAAGAATATTCCACCTATTGCCAAACCAATCTCTAGTTGTTCTTGCTCTTTCTCTTTGGCTGCTTTCTCTGCTTTCTTTAATGCGCTTATCTCTTTGGCATCTGCCAAGTCCATCTCTGCTTGACGAGCCTTAATCTTGTTCCAAACGTCAATCTTTCCTGTCTGCATAAACAGCATCTTGAGTTCTTCTTCAAATGCTCTAGCCTGTTCCAGAGCCATCTCAATCTGGAGGGCAGTCCCCATGTTCGAGCCTTTTCCAGACTGCTTGGCTTGAAGCATTGCTTTAGTAGCTACAGACTTAGCGTCAAATAGCTTACCAATCATGGGCGCAAGTGAGCCTAAGTCATTGGCAACATTAGCTGCCTTCTTGACCATGCTGATTGCTGACTGTATGCCAGCTAGTGCCGTGATGGGGTCAATCATTTTCTCTCAACCTTTTGCCACTCAAGGCATACTACCTTTCGGTTGTAAACATCACCTGTCCATGCCCACCTGACACAACGATATTCAGTTTTTTCTTTACTAGATGCTACCAATGTAAAAAGCATTGAAAGCATCAGAAGCCATTTCACGTCATAGCCCAAACGATGATGTAAAAACACCAGACCACAGTAATGCAAAAAAGGACTGCGGTAGTAAAAGCCACAGCCCAATCTCTCATTTTTTAATCCAAGTCTGCCAGATAGCACCAGCAGCCATAATCAGCGCACCCACCCATAGAATAGGTTTGGCAGCAGAGGCTATCCAACCAAGAACTTTAAAAGCACCCTGTAAGGCATCAAAAGCCTCCACAAGCCCTTTAGTGTTCTTGTCTATACTATCTACCTTGGTTTCAACTGCAAGCAGTCTTTCGTAGATTTGTTCGTGGGTGACTTCTTCTGTCATGGTGCATCAGGCCAAGTGATAGTCCAAGGGAAGCCTGATTGTGAAGTAATGTCACGCAAGGCTTGACGATAAGTTGCCCATAATGATTTGTCAACAGGAGCATCAAAATCTGTTACTTGCGTGTAGTCAGACTTAACCAAAAGGTCATTTCTAGTTGCACGAACTTCATCTGATTTTTCTTCTGTGCGTTTAGAAACTTCAGATTCTGTTGCAGTTACAACAGTCCAAACTTGCGTTAAAACGCCATCAATAAATTGAGGGGTTTCTTGTTTTGCACTTTGCAAATAATTATCTTCTGGCTTTGTTGTAGTAACAACTTTTACACCGCCATAAGCCTCAAGAACGCTCTCAATATACGCATTAGGAAAAAGAACTTCAGGATTTTCTTTCCTCATGTCGTCCCAAGTCCAAGGCGATTGAACTACAACGCCATCAATTACTTTTGCAAACATTTTTAAAACCCTCTAATTAAAAAACTAGACATAGTGTTAGTTCCACGGTCTTGCATTGAAATACTATCGCTTACTGATGTAGTTGATTGGTTGTAAATCTTATAACCACAATAATATACGTTGCTTGTTCCCTCAATAAAAGTTGCGCCTGAAAACGTCAATTGTGATGTTGCTGTAATTCCACTACTGCCCTTAAAGAAAGCAAACGAAATTGGAATCCCATCAGCATAAGCGTCAAGTGATGTCTCAGTTATTACTTGAGTTGTAGGTGCTGAAGTTGTTTCAATCTGCGAATTAGTGTCGCTACCATAATTCTCACAGTATCCAGCAGTCCCTCTAAAAACAAGCAAAAACTTTTGAATTGCAGTGTTACCCGTCATTCCAGTTAAAACTGTTCCAGCATAAGATTCAGATAAAACAGTTCTGTCTGAATAAGTAACCCGTGTAAATGTTGTTGCGTTGGTTGAGCTAAATATAGAGGCAAAACCACTTGGTCTTGTTGATGCTGGCGTTGCCGTAGAGCTATCCGCATAGTCAAGCAAAACTATGTAATCGCCTGTTCTTACACCAGCAGGAACTGTAATTGTCTCTGTTGACGAAGTAACACTAGCAAATAATGAAATTGTATTTGCCCCAACATTTGTTGAGGGAAACGCTGTATTGCTTCCCCATAAGATACGAATTAACCCGTCACCACCTGTAGCACCATCCTTGCCAACCCCTGAATCTTTTTCTCCACCGCCACCACCGCCTTGAACTTCAGCTGTGGTTCCACCACCAAATGCAGTACTGCCACCTAATGATGAACCAAGTTTTCCGTCTTGCTGACCAGTAGAAGCAGTACCAGCAGCGCCATTTGAACCTGCGCCATAAAACAAAGTACCGCCGCCAACGCCCGTACTGGTTGTACTAAATGGAGCGCCGCCGCCACCACCTCCACCAGCGCCAGCAGTTGCTGCACTTGCATTAGTACCACCAGCACCACCAGTTCCAGAATAACCAGCAACACCACCACCACCACCAGCCAATGTAGATGTATATCTGTCGCCACCTTTGCCACCAGAATTTTTTACATCACCAATTCCAGAAGCGGCATCGCCACCAGCACCACCGCCAGTATTTGCCGTACTACCGCTAGTTGAGCCAAGACCACCAGAGCCACCTTTTGCAAGAATTAAATTAGTGCCACTTCTAGCAATATAGGAATCGCCCCCTGCGCTGCCGTTTATGCTTGATGGCGTTCCCCTTGTTCCACCACTTCCCCTTACTACAGTTAAGGTTTCGTTAGGAGTTACAGCAATAGTTGAATAAGAAAGAGCACCACCGCCACCGCCAGCAGCTCCAATTGTTGCTGTGGTTGAAGTCCCACCGCCACCGCCACTACCACCTATAACCAAAGCAGTAATTGATGTAACGTCACTTGGAACAACTATTGATGTAGTTCCACCATTAAAAGCTGTAAATCCTCCAGCAATTGCAGGGACTGTTGGCGAAGAAGGAGGGGATTTTGTAGAAGAAAACATTTAATTCCTTTATGGTGTGTAGTTTTGTCCAGCTACTACGCCATACCAATTTGTTCCGTCAGCAAAAAAAGAATAAATATCTTGCTTGCTTGCCGTAGCAGTAATTGTTGGAGCCGTTCCATTTGGATATTTAACACCACTAAAAGCACAGGTAAAGCTACCAGCTCCAGTTTTTAGCAAAACAATAAAGCTCTTGCCTGATGTTGCTGTTGGCATTGTTATGGTTGCATTACCTGTTAGCGTCAAAATTTGAACAGTTCCATTAGCCAAATCAACTGTCAAAGCAGTTCCTGTATTGGCTGAAAATGGAGTTTCAACGTAATTAGTAACAGTTGGGTTTGTTAGCGTCTTGTTTGTTAGGGTCTCTGTACCTGTCAAAGTAGCAATTCCTGCCCCTGCTAGAGTTGTAGCACCAGTTCCACCATTGCCAATAGGAAGTGTTCCTGTAACACCAGTAGTTAGTGGAAGACCTGTAGCGTTTGTCAATGTTGCGCTAGTAGGTGTACCAAGAATAGGAGTTACAAGTGTTGGCGAAGTTGACAACACATTGTTACCAGAGCCTGTAGATGTTCCTACACCAGTACCGCCACCAGCTACAGCAATTAAGTCTCCGCTAGTTCCAGCGTACAAGTCTTTAACTTGAGCCATCAACTCACGGATAGCATCGTTAATGCCAGATGGCGCACAGCCCTCTGCAATGTTAATCGAGTCAATGTCTGTGTTGTTTGCGGGAGTCGAACTCCACTCGCTAATTTTTACTTTTGGCATATTAGTCCTTATTGGATACCTAAGAGATTACGCTGTTCTTCGTCCAAGTCTTCCATAGACAAAAGACCTCTAGCAGTTACTGGTGTTACAGCCCTAAATGGGCTACCAATTGTTTGTGGAGTACCGCCAGTACGCATCATATTGGTCAAGTCCTCTACGCTACCTCTACGCATATTTGTAGCCAATCCACGAGAACCAGCAGCACCAATAGTTAAAGGAATTCCAATCATAGGTGCTAGTGCGGTAGTTCCAACACTAAGACCAACTGGTACAACACCAGTAGGTGCAAAGCGTCCAAAGAACTTCAACATATTCTGAACATTGCCACCTTTGGCAGCTTGCTCAATAGCGTCCTGTTCAGTCTTAGTAAACAAACGCATTTTCTTGTCATTCTTAGCAAGTTGACGCAATTGTTTAGCAAGTGAGTTTTCTTCGCCAGACTGAGTAAATTTACTTTTATCTAGTTTAGCCTCGTTAAGCATATCCTCAAAGACTTCAGACTTCTTCATTTTTGAATAAGCGTTACGAGCCTCTGACCATAACTGACCTGCGTTTTTCATATCCCCAGAAGCAATTGATTCTTTAGGGACAGTCATCAGGTAGTTATCGTAGTCATCCAAAAGAATAGATGCCATTCGTCTTTCTTCTGGCTCAATACTTTTTTGACCAGAACGAATCATCTTGCGTAATGCTTGAAGTTCAGTCCAATCTTTAGGTTGAGCAGTAGAAGTAAGTTCTTCAA